ATCGCGATATCTAACATCATCCTTCACCACAAGATATTTGCTATGGGTTTTAGATTCTTTACCGTTGTAATCATTCTTCGTGTTTGCAGAATACAACGATGTTGGTACTCCCAATAGAAGCATCAACGCTCTGGTTGACCAGAGTAACTTTTCCACCGTGGATGTAAGCCGGATGATAGGTTTTCCACTGCGGATCAATACGCCACCATCAGCAGAAAAGTACCCACGAACAAAAGCCGCAATCTGTTTATCGTCCACAGACTTCAGCCAGTTCGGGATATCTTTTCCGTCCTGATCAATGAATTCTCTAACAAGAGAGCTATCATTCATCCAAATCTTAACATCGTATCCGTTTGGTTGAATTTTATATCGATCAATGTACCCATCATTCAATAGAGGTTCAATCAGACCCTCTATTCCTTCCTCCATATCTAATCCGAATGAAATTTGAATTCGACTGCAAGTACTATCGACATACTTGGAATACTTTGATGATACCGAGCCATCACCAATAAACATTCCAAAGAGTTCATACAGCTTCACATTAGCATATGAAAATGCCTCTGGAATTGCTTCATTCTCTGTTTTCGGGATTCCCTTAAGTGTTATTAGCGAGGACTTAGCTGCTTTCGGTTTTGCTTCATAAATCGGAGACAGTTCACCATCAACAACCTTATCAATTTCGGATTGACTATGTGTGCCGTTCGTCTTATAACACATAAGAGAGTGATCTTCCGTCACGCTGACGCTCATCATGTTATTGATAGAGCAGCGATACACTTTCTTGAAACGGCTATCGATATGATGGCGCATTACATATTTCACACGCTTGTAGCACGTCTGATTAGTCTCCCAATCATAACTAAGTACATACAAATCACTTGGAGTATGGTATTCCTTACCCCCATTGATTATGTCAATGGAATCAAAAAGGTCTTCCATATTCGTCTTGCCGCGATCCTTTGTCCTGATCATGGTATCACCAGTAACACTATCTCCACTAATCATATGATTTAGCTCATATTTTTTGAATTCACCATCATCTGTCCAAGTCCAGACATTATTGACTGTCTCGAAATCTGTATATTTCTCACTCATACATACCATCCAATTCTGTCATAAGCTCGTTCGACTTATATGCCTGAAATTTACTGATGACCTGTCCAGTGAGAGTTGTACTCTTACTGATCCGAATGTCATATAGCCTGAATGAAATCTGGCCAGAAACACCATAGATAGAGTTGGCAAAAATCTTGAATACCTTCTGGTACAGATCATATAGGTTCTTGGTGTATTCATCCGTGGCTGTTTTCATCAGATTCTTGTAGTGTTTACGCTTTTCAAATGCATATTTGGTGAATTCCGCGAACACACCAATCTCTCCTGTAAGTATAGTGCCATTAGCCGATATGACAAATCCATCATCAAGAATTACCTGCTTCAGTTCATTTGCCGGTAACTCAATCACACTACCATCTTCTTCCAGCGTTGCAGTGATCATGTTTGTGTTACCCGTCATGATGTCAACGTAGTCGTCATATTCTCCATGACACTGCATGACAATGGTTTCAGGGGAGATACCAAGCATCATGATAGCAGAAGGATACAATGCAGCCAAATCCACAGAGAACCCCCAACCGTGACGACCAGAAACAGTATCATAAACAATCGCACCGTCGAACTTCGTTTTCTCATTATCCCTTTTATCGGGGAGGATGATTCCTTTTTCACGACAGAACCCAATCAGTGCAGTTTCGATTGGTTTGACTGCGCCAAGAACATCACCGATAGAGACATAGGATGATTTTGCAATCACATCAGCAAGTTTGATCATCTGTAGCTTGTCATCAAGCTGTTTTAGAATGCGAGCATCGTGAAGGCCATATTCACAAAACTTTTGCGGGTCCATTCGGTATAATTCACCCAAGTCACCATCATCGACCTCAACCTTGTTGGTTCCTAGTTCTGCTTCTGCAATGTTATCTAGCTTGAATGACTTCTGTTCTGATGGGATAAACTTCTTATATAGTTCCATGAGATCAACATGCTTTCTGCCAACCAGTTGCCATGTCCAGACTTCTTCACCAAAGTCATTAACGAAATCCCGTTTGACTGCATTGAAACCATCACGACAGAACATAGACAGTGCTTTACTCTTATCAAAGTTAACCAACGCTCGTTCCATGATGTAAGGAAGATCGAAGCCACTGTTATGACTGCCATAACCTTCAACAATATACGTTTTAGTGCTTGTACTCAATCCAACTATTTCCTGTTTTCCGATGGGGACAACCTTTTCAACATATACTCGCTCACTTCGCTTGTGTTTTCTCACAGAAGGCAGTTTATCAATTGAAAAATTTTCGAGTAACCGTGGGGGACGAATTTCACCCATGAATTTTAGCATATCGTGAATACCTCCCCGCAACGTCACACTAGAGATATCCCGGTTAGATGGATCGTAATCGTAAGTCTTAAAATCATAATTAAGTTCTGTCAGGCATCGCTGAACTTCGTAGAAACAGGCGTTTCTTTTTTGACTCCCTTGGATAGTTAAAGAGAAGTTCGTATCTTTTGATCCGAAAGAGGAAGCCCTCTTATATTGACCAATTGGACCTTCGCCATCAAAAAATCCTGCGGCATAACCAGCTTCTTTAGATCGATTCTCCTCCCAAAAATCGATCATGCGCTCAAATACCATACCCGGTTTTAGGTCTTCAGTGTTGACATACTTATAGCCATTCCCCTTCAGTTCACCACCGGATTCATATCCAGTATAAGAAGGTATAAACCAAGGATGATCATTGGTAGCTTTTAAGACTTCTCCGTTAGATAGGTGAATTTCGGAAACTTCTTTTTGCATACGTTGGGCAAACGTAACTTCCGATTCCCTCCACCTTCTTTTTTTATTACCTTCTGGATATTCATCAAATGCAAGAAGTTTATCCCCAACTTTTAATTCACCAGCGGGCTTATATTCCAAATCAGCCGTCAAGATTTTATGATCTGGTGTAACACATCCAAACCAAGCTGTCATTACATCGATATCTTCAATGTAGACTGCAAACTTCTCAAGGAAATCTCGTTCTGTATCGCACCAGATCATGTTTACGGGATAGTCATCATCGGACAATTCGACAACACCCTGTAGTGAGGAAGATAGGAAGATTGCATATTCCTGTAGGCCACTATGAAAACACTGGATCAGGTTGATATCACCGAATGGGTTCTTTGGTGTTGGATACCCGTGGCCAGCATTAAGATCAAAACCAACTTCGATATCATAATACAGAACATTGAGATCAACGGTTTCCTTATATGGAAAGTTCTCCATGAGGAACCTATTGACAGGTGGAACATCGGTTTCAAAGTAATCATCCCGACCAGCGGTAGCATCCCGCATATCATACTTCTTCTCGAAGTTGACTCGCTTAACAGGTTCACCTCTTAGGTTCTTCCATCCCGTTTCCTTGCCCGTGTTATTGAGCATATAGCAATAGGTGTATTCAGAAGCCGGGATTGATTCTTTGGTAAGGCCACCATCTTCATCCCTGACCCAATAGGTGATTTCGTCACTACGTTCAACGGCATCAACGTATGATTGCATAATATCTCCTTTTTGTTTTTGTTATCAAGTATACACGAAAAAGCCCCACTGTCAATAAGAGTGGGGCAAAAGTGGTAATAACAGCTTGTTATTATGAATTTAGCTGATTTGGGTTTGCATTGACCAGACTCTCGTTAAGATCAACGATTTCTTCCATCTTGGTGATCTTCTCCGATACGGATGAATCGTACCGCTCACGAACAAGTTGGTTGAAGTCTGCTGGTGCTAGGCCAAGTTCATCTTTCAGACGATCCGCAATCTCTTTGCGAAGGTCTTTCTCTGCCTGCTCACGAATCTTTGAATTAACACCTTCGTTAACTGCTGCGTTGATCGTGGTTAGTTCCTTTGGATTAAACCCCATATTATGATTCCTCCGCTAGTGATTGTTCAACATGCTCAAGCCGTTCCCACATGTAATGGTTTGAGTAGCTGTGATTCAGCCCATACTCAAATGCATCTTTCTGTAGGTAGGCAAGTTCAACCTGCTGCTCTTTCGTCAGTTTCTTCTGGCGAGCTTCGCGCATTGCCTTGAAGTACCGCTTCTCTGCGGCTGAAACGTAACGATTCTTCCGGTTGTTTTTGTTGAAGTCCTTTTTCATAATGATTTACTATCTCTTTGTTGTTAAAGGGTAAAAAGTTAAACAGATATTACTTGAAATTTAAGTCTTTTGGGTCTAACGCATCTTCTTCCTCCGAATGATCCATGTGGTACATAACGTAATTGTAGGGATAAACATCAACGATGTCAAGACTAACATGGGCTAATGTTACATTTCCGTCATCATCTGGAATTGGCATGAATGTCTTATTGCCAATGGTCATGATAGCAGAAGTCTCCGCTTCCATCAAGTCTCGTTCAACAAAATCTGCCCACCCCATTGCAACGCCGCGCTTGATGAGTTCATTTGATGTGAAGAATACCTCAGAACGCTTGGCCATTTCAAGTTCTTCTTTGGTCAGTAATTGACCGATGAGATCACTATACATGCTGTTGTACAGATTATCAAGATGATCTACATAATCGCGCTGCTGGTCTGTCTTCCCGTATAGGGAATAGGACTCTCTGTGTGCCATCAGAGAAGTATACTTCTGCACGACGCGAATATCACCTAGTCCCCATAAGATGAATCCCGCAGAGGAGACACTACCGGATGCTACTGTGATCTTGGTCTTGTACAGATTGAATACACTCATCAGTTCAACGAGAGTCTTGAGTTGACCACCATCTGAATTGATGAAGATGATAACAGAATCATATTCTTCTGCAAGTGCGTATAGCGTAGCGATCTCGGTTGAGATTTCTTCTGGTGCAGGAAAGTTCCCACGAAGATGAACCGACAGCCGATTCATTGCTTCGTCCCGACGAATGTTCACGAAATTACTATTCAGTAATAGTAGCTCTTCTTCCTCATTCATTGTGAGATTACCGCCTCTAATTGTGATTGTGATGTGATTCCTAGTTGCTCTTCTTGACCATCGATCTCATATGGGAATGATGGTGTCATGTTAGTCCATTTGCAGATAACCATATCACCGACTTCCACCAGATCGACTTCATCTGATTTTGCAACAACCTTGAAGTATTGAGCCTTCTGTTCATTCGGATCATCCTTGTAATAGATGATTGAGTCCTTGGCCTCGTGTTCTGGTACGAATTGCAGGATAACATCCTGATTGATAGGTTTTAGATTCATTCTTCCTCCTTACTCATTTCAGAAAATGGAATGTTGTATTCCAACGGGTTAATATCATTGACTTCAATGATATACATAATAAGACTTGAACATGATGACCCTCGACCGACTCCCCAAATTATGCCGTCTTCTTTGAATCGAATGATAAGGGCCATAAGATCAGCAATAAAGTCTAGCTTATCATACTTAGTAAAGAAATCAAGCTCTGTCTTAAGCCTCTTATTGAAATCATCAGAATCAATATACCGAGGGTACTCCTTGATCATTGATTCGATTTCATCTTTGCTAAACTCAGTTGTCTTATGTGGCTTTGGTTCTTCTGTTGACTCGTCATAGGTAATGGATTCTGAATTGATGTATTCATAGAGTTCAGAATCCCGATCAGAAAGACACTTCACATGCTCACCAAGAGTCTCACGGTGAAGTCTGCGAGCATACTCGAAGGATGAAACCACAGTAGTCCCATCCCGCATGAGAATGCGATTGTTGTCTTTATCCTCGTACATCAGATTAGTCAACTCCACCAAAGAATGAACCAAAGTCTCGATCACTCAGCTTATGATACTGGTCAACACGAGAAGTCACAATAGTAATTGTACCTGTTTGATCTGCAACCGGAATGGGGTTCTTACTCAATGGATAATAGAATGTCTCTGGAAATGTGTTTACCAATTTGGGAATGACGCTTTTCCAACCAGTCATATCGATATTGGATGTGAAGATTGGAATATCACGACCAATGATCTCGTCACTGAGAATCCAATCAGAGGTTCCGAACTCGTCACCACAGAACAGATAGATACCAGAAGGAATGAACAGATTTTTCATGCCAACTCGAAATTGGTAAATGTCGGTTAGCATTTCATCCCATGAGACATTATAGGTTAATAGATAATCATCCTTATCTGGTTTGTATTCGAAGTACTTGTGATTAACACAGTCTTCGTTAAATGCACTTTCTACTTCGTTTGTTTCTCTGATGTAAAACATTTACTCTCCTTTATATACTGCAATGTAGTTCTTTAGTTCAGTGAAGTCGTACTTCTCCTGTTTGTATGCCTTAATACGTTCCTTTCTATGGCGTTTAGCATACTTGGTATCTGAATCAATGTCAATAACGTCAAACCAGTTATCTTCTCCGTCGAGCCGCATACCACGACCAATAGACTGAATAATGGCATTGATATTCTTACCGGCATCAATAAGAATCAGTCGTTTGATTCGATTATACGAAAGGCCGGTGGATGACGTTCCATATGATGCACAGATCAGAACATTATCCTCTTTATCAAACCGGGAGAAATGATCATGTCGTTCTGTGCTATCTGTCACCTCACCGTCAATCATAACAGTACCAAGAGTCTTGGATAACTTGCTGCCCAACTGAGGATGACATAGGATCAATGTGTTCTTGGATAGATCAAATTCCTGAACGTATTCAGCAATAGCATTGATTCGGTGTTCATTAGTGTTCATGTACTTTGTTTCAAAGTCATAAACATCCTTACCCTCAATTCCGTCCATCGAAGAAAGTTCATCGATTTCACCCTGAATCTCTTTGTCTAGGGTTGCAATCATTTCAATGTGGAACTTTGAAGCATAGTTGTTCTCAAGAAGATGGTGTGAGGTGACACGCTTAATGACATCACCACCGATATGACAAAGTAGCTTCATCTTCTTCAACTTATCGGTTGGAAGCGTACCAGTAAGTCCGATACGGATAGGACAATGCCCTAGATCGAACCTGAGCTTCTCTGCGGTGATATCTCCTAGAACATGGGCCTCATCATACAAAAGCGCATAATCCTCCTCAAATAGCTCTGAGAGATTCTGGAACAGCTTTGTTGTGACTACGATATGGCGATGGGTTTTGATCTCTTCCTCTCTCCTCTTAGGGGGAATCTTACTACTGAGAAGCAAAACATTATCCGCAATATCATCACACTTGATGTAATCCTTATAGGTCTGTTCAGCTAGGTTTGCAGAAGGAACCATCGTGATCGTTCTGATATAAGGATCGAGAAGTACTACAAGGCTTGTCTGGATTGCAGTATTATGAGTCAGAATATAATCATCTGTAACATACAGGCTATCTTCCGAATCTACAGAGATGCACACACATTCCTCTTCCCCAGCATATTCAATATTTTCAATGGTTTTTGAGATTCTGCTATTTTTCCTAGTTCCGTATTTGCTTAGATTCTTTTTAGATTTGACTGGAATAAAATCAACCTCTGATCCAAAACGAATATAGACACGGAACGCTACTCTACCAATCATTTTGTTACCGTTATGTACATATGTTGGTTCCTCCTTGGTATTGATAGTAGACCGTCCTCCCAAAGACCGCACAAGTTCTTGTACCTGATAGGCAAGAATCTCAGAAGTTGTACAGTATTCAATTATGTGCGAATTATAGACATACCCATCCGTGTCAACAAGACCACGAAGTAGTTCAACCCTGTCTTCAACGCAGCTATACATATAGTCTTCTGGAATAAACTTTTCGTATGACCGTTTACCCGTAAGACCGCATTCATTTAGCATCTGGACAGTTTTTGATCGACTTTGATCTGTGTTCCCGTTAACAATTGAATATGCATCGCATCGGTTACTGGGCTTTCTTGACTTGATCAAATCACCAGCAGGAATCAGTTGACGAAGGTGATCGATTATATCTGATTCTGGGTTAGAAATTACAATGGCAGATTCATAGATGCTGGCATCACCGATCAATACCCCCAATACATATGGATGAACTTTCAGTTCTTTCTTATTGAATTGTACTGGTGCGATAATAGGAGTCTGCCAATAATTTTCGCCGGATTCGGTCTTATACGTTTCTTTAACCTCGTCCAATGTTTTCACTAGATACGGAAGCCCACGAGTAGCTCGACTCTTAGTTCTTACTGCCCATAGATGTTCATTGCAACAATGAACCTTTTCTCCACCAGAAAAAGTAACTTCATACACTGGTTTTTTACCCTGTGGGAAGACTCCAGTGATTTGCTTTGGTATACCATCACTTCCGATGACTTCATCGCCAACAGCAGAATCACCAATTAGTTTCCACCCATCGGAGGTAAGAATCTTGGAATACAATGGCTGGGCTTTACCAGACGAAGTACCAGCATGAATAATTCCCTTAACGGACTCAATTGAATTATTAACCCCATCAACCTGATAATCCCTTAGCTTAAACCCAAGGTAATCAATAAGGAAGTCCTCGTCGATTGGTTCAATCTCGTTAATGAAGTCAAAATCATTGCGATTATCTGTGATCTCAATCTCATCTAGATCAACACCACACTTGGTTTCAAGAACATCAACGATATCTGGAATCAGGTAATTGAACGTGATTCCTTCCTCGTCAATAAGAGATTCTTTCCCATCCCACACACCAGCCTTGAATGCGGCCTGTGTGAAGTACCCCTTAACAAAGTAAGAGAATTCAGAACGAACCTGTGCCAGATGCTCAGGGTCAAGACCCTGAAACTGACAGTTGACTTCATCATAGATGATTAGATTAATCATAGGATATGATCTTCCACTCCTGCAACAATAGCGTTGCTCATGTTATTCAAGGTGTACTTGCGGCTTGTGATGACCTCTAGAACCCCTTTAATTTCGTCCCTAAGAGATCGAATATCGACAAGGAGCGCACGGTACTCTTTGTATTCAAAGTCTGTCTTGGCGAACTCACGGGCCTCTGAGATCGATACACTCTTATAGGAGTCTCGCAGTTCACCAGATATGGCCTCAGAATAGATTGATTCCATTTCATTCTCAACTACATCGTGATAGCGGCAGGCTGTCTTATGTAGAGTCTCCCATTGCATCTGCATTGGAATCTGACTCTTAAGTGCTTCAACAAGTTTCATGTTATCAAGAGGAACAGTCTCAATAGCCTCGTCGTACATGCTATCGAAATTCTTGTGCAGGTCTTCGATCCTGAGAGTTAGATCATCGATTTTTGCTGTCATATTAGTACCTTACGTTGTTTGGTATTATCTAAATATAGGAGTATAACAGATAACTAAAATGAGTGTCAATACCTTATGAAGATCAGTGATTTATTTGAACAATCTTTCATGAATCTACGATTCCATCAACCCGAAGGAACTTTCTACCATGGAACCAGTGATAAGATTCTCTCCATTGGGGATAAGCTTATCCCACCAAATGATACTGGTATGCTATCAGAAAGAGGAAGAAAAGTAAATCTCGATAAGGTGTTCTTCACTCATGACAAGCGTTCTGCTTCCACCTATGCCAGAAAGGCGGTTAAAGAATTTGGGGGAAACCCCGTAGTATACGAAGTCTCCCCCATTGGTGACATTGGGACTCTTAATGACAAGCCCGGAACGACAGTGTTCCATGCCGATTGGGCTTACATTAAGAAAGTCGCTTAACCGTCGTTATTTGGTAACATAATACTATACCTCATCAGACTCTCACTAAAGGAGAACGATATCATTATGTATATCGCATAACAAGTATTGTGAGCGGGACACATTATTACGGCTGTCGTTCGTCAAAGACTAATCCTCTCAACGACATAGCCAGATACAAATCTTCTAGTAAGTCTAAGCCATTCCAATTACTACAGAAAGTATCATAAAATTCGTTCAAGTACAAGGTAGTCTCCATTCACGAAAGTCGCAAAGATGCACTAGAAAAAGAAATCAAACTTCATCATAAGTTCAAAGTAGATGTTAACAGAAACTTCTATAATCGATCAAGGCAAACCAACACTAAATTTACTACAGAAAACGCAACATCGTGGAACACAGACCAAACCGTATATGAGTTTGTCAACATATACACTGGGGAAGAATTCAAAGGAAGACTGGTAGATATAAAGAAATCTGGAAAGACAAATAGACATATTGAATGTGTTCTTCTTGGTAAAATGAATCATGCAAAAGGATGGACGATCAAAAACCATATTCCCAAAGAACACGCTCACACAAAACAGGAAATATATACATTCATCAACAATGCCACCGAGGAAACTATAACTGGAAAACAAAAGGAAATCGCAGACTCAATTGGAGTCTTAACAAGTTTCATCGGTAGAGTTATTGCCGGAAAAAGAAAAAGCGTCCAACCGTGGACGCTTTTGAATCAGGACAGGGGTGCCAATTAATCTTCCTTATTGTTAAGGTATTCGATATTGGTTTCAGTTGAATCGTTCTCAACAATTTCACCGCCCTCCTCGGCGTAATACTCCATCAACTTATCGGCATGTTCCTCAAAGTTCTTCTTCTGGAACTTGACCGTTTCACCAGTTTCCCTATTGGTGAAGCTATACCATGCACCGTTTCGCTCCACGATCCCGCTGTCAACAAGAACATCAACAGCCCCATCATAGAAGTCCATGCCAGCATTCCACGGTAGATCAAATTCACACGTTCCACCAGATTTAGAGAATCGGCTCTTTAGTATCTTACCCTTAACTCGAATGCCGGAAACTTCTTTACCTTCCTTAAGAATCCCTTTGGACAGTTGAACAACCACGGAAGGTAGGTATAGCGTACCTTCGCCTACGTTTGGTTTCAGAATCGGATTACCATAGTTATCCATACCATTAACATACATGTGTGCCGTAAAGACAACAGCAAGATTACGATCACCGCACTTTGAATTCAGGTTGGTAACAAGCTGCTTTAGCATCTTCTCTCGAAGACCCTGACCATATGCAACCTTTGCATCATTGAACTTTTCTGCATCTTTCTCTGGCTGTAGGTTTGAAAGAGAATCGATGATGTAGACGATCTTATCGTCCTTATCGGTATTCTTCAAAAGCTCAGACGAGAAATCAACAACTTCCTCAATAATAGCAGTATTGACAGCAAGGAACTTATCCTCTGACATATCGACACCAATCTTCTCCATGAAACCATCCCCGGTTGCATACTCGGTATCAACATAGACGGCGAAATATCCCTTTTCTTGTGCATTCTTGATGATGTTAGCCATCAAGAAAGATTTACCAGTACCTTGAAGACCAGCAAACGCAGATACTCGACCAACGGGAACAGAATATCGCATATCCTCGCTGATCATGTTGTTCATGCCAGCATTCCCTACATTGATCCAGTCTTTTACTGGACTAAGACCTAGATTAAATTTGTCTTTCTTCTCAAGACTCTTACGAAGACTAGCTAGTTTACTACTCATACATTTTCCCCCATTTCTCGTGTATAGTATTTGACAGATACTTTCTCAGTCCTATCCATCATATCAAGAATCTCTTCTTCTGTCGAAGGCTTTTTCTCAATCAACATGGCATTGATCCTGCCTTGTAGTTCAGTAGGCGTGTCGGCTACAAGGACAAAAACATCGGTTTCGGACTCCACCCAATTACCCAAATCACCAATCGATGGTTGGTTCTTATAGTAACCAAGTTCGTAGATGACCTGCGCTACATAATACTTCTTCATGTGTTGTGTTACCTCATACTTCTTCATGTGTTGTGTTACCTCTTTAGAAAATAAAATCCCCAAAAGTCATATAGAGACTCTCGGGGATACCTTAGCACCATCGAACTATCTGTGTCAAGCCTCAACCATCATTCTTCTGAGGTACTAGCCCCTGCGAGAGAATCGTATCCAGATACCTAGAAGAAGTTCCGTGGAAGGCAAGAATCGGCCTATCGAACTTGGCTTCCATGATAGATTCGATGTTCTCTTTGAAGATATTTTGAAGTTTCATATGTAAGTTATTGATATGGGGGGGGGGTTATTGCAGCATAAATAACTGAAAAAGTATATAGTATTTACCTTATGAATAAGGAGATAAGTAAATGTCAGAGTATAACGTCGATTATGGAGTAGTTAAAAAACCACAACATGACCGTAGTATGACAGATAGCGAAGTCAATGAATGGCTTAAGTGTGCGGAAGACCCTTGGTACTTCTTCTCAAACTACTGTTATATTGTTGGTCCCGGTGGTAAGACACTATTTGAACCTCGTGATTACCAGATTGACATTGTTGATTGTATTTTTGATAATCGATTTGTTTGCATCAACAGCCCCCGTGATATGGCGGCTTCGTAGAGTAATCTACGTCGAATAACTCCTCTAATTGCTGGAACGCTAAGGTTTAACAAACTATGCCAATCAGCAGCCAAGCCCAAAAGGGAAGGTTCAACGACCAGCCAAAAGGCGTACGCTCAAGTGAGTGGAAACGGGGAGCATCCTACTAGGATGGTGATATGGTCTGATCTGTGTGGAAACATACAGCGGCTTCGAAAGGAGCGGGATAGGAAGTAACGATTCTATCTGAACATTTTTGCAGTCCGGTAAAACACAATTAATGGCTTTGTATGCTCTGCATGAGATCACATTCAATCCAGATACAACAACAGGTATCACAAGTTTCAAGTTAACAAACGTCAGGGACGTTCTTAAGCGTCTCAAGTACACTTACGAGACGCTACCAGAGTTCCTCAAGACACCTGTGACAGTATACAACGCATCCGAGGTATCTTTCAACAACCATTCAACCGTATACGGTGAGGTGACATCTGAGAGCGCCCTACGGGGTAAGACTGTCACTGGTACGGCGATTGTGGATGAGTTTGCGTTCTCTGATCCTGCTGTTGCAGAAGAGTTCATCACATCCTTCCTACCTGCTCTTGAAGCTGCTGGTGAAGAAAGTACGACCAAGGTTGTTATCATTTCAACACCAAACTCAAGCACAGGTAAGTATGCCGAGATCGTGAATGGTGCAATCGACGGTTCAAATGGTTGGGTCTATCATAAGGTCGATCCAGCACGAATTCCAAAACGCACCGAGGCGTGGAAGGCACAGATGATCAAGAAACTCGGTAGGAACAGATACCTACAGGAGTTTGAAGGCCACTTCCTATCGGATAACTCCTCACTTGTCAACTCCTCTGTCATCGAGGCTATAAAGCACAAAGACCCTGTAAGGGAGGTGGGTGATCTCAAGATTTATGTTGACAGTTTCAAGGATAGGAAACTTGCTGTTGGTGTTGACGTATCGGAAGGCGTTGGTAAGGACAATAGCTGCTTTCAGGTATTCGATATCGATTCACTTGAGCAGGTGGCAGAGTTTGCCGATAACATGATGAACCAGACGCAATACTTCAAGAAGATTCTCAGAACCTTCCACATGTTTGTAGAAGAAGGTGCTGATATCGATAGCTCTTTCATTGGTATCGAATCAAACGGCATGGGTAATGGTATTCTTCGTCTTATGGAATCAACCGAAGATGAGGTTATCTCTCGGGTGATGATGCTCAGTGATGTTGATAAGAATGGGCTACCAACGGGGAAACCCGGCTTGACCACAACCAATAATACAAAGCTGGATGGATGTGGGACACTAAAGGATATGGTAGAGGAAGACAAGTTAACCCTCAGAAGTCAACCCCTATTGAATGAACTTAGAATGTTTACCAAACAGGGTGCCACATTCAAGGCCGAAAGAGGTGCCAAGGATGATAGGGTTATGGCCGTTGTGATCGTTATGAATATGCTCAAGCAGATCGCAAACTACGAAGATAACATCTATGACGTTATCAACGAGGTAAGCCTTGATGTTGAAGAAGATTTCAGTGATATCTATTTTTAACAATCGTATAAATACCATTGAGAGATAACATTCTTAAACCATAACAACCATTTAGGAGATATTAATTATGGCCATTTCATATTCCGCAATCGACATTTCCGGTGACGGTTCAGTAACCAAAGATGGTATTGACATCGGCACTGATGAAATCGTACTCAAAGAAAACCTAGCTGCTTTTGAAGAAGTTCATCTTGAAGCTGCACTAGCCGAGACTGCACTAGCTGACTACACCATGCCAAATGGTAAGACTGCTGATGTATTCTTCGCTGAGTATTCAAATGCTCTAGCTGATCTACAGGCAGTTTTCAAGCGCAACCGCATCAAAGGTGATCAGGTTGGCGCAATTGGTGATCTAGAAGATCGAGTTACTACTCTAGAGCCATAAAAACAGTCTAATACTGTAAATATATAAGGCCCGATATGGTTTTTGCCTCCTTTCACCATATCGGGCCTTTTTATGTCTATAGGTTATTGATTCTTATTAGATAAGATCAAGTTTATAGATGGTTGAGTCGATGAGATTTTGAATCTGAATCAGGCTGTCGTTGACAGACATAATGTTCTTGTCCATACCAGTCTCATCAATGGCTTCGCTGATAACCTCTCTAAAGTCAAGAAGATTCATACGCATTGATTCGATATCTGATTCTGCTGAAAACCTGATTGATACTCTGCCGTCGAGATTACCACCAAGGGCAATGAACTTCTCAGCAATAGTATCTGTTAGTCCAACAAGACCTTCATAGAAACCACCAACGGCCTCATGAGCAGAATAGCTATCTGTTTTCCAATGTGCCACATGGAATCGGGAAACTTCGGCTAGGCAACGCTTGATAACCTGATCGCAGTTGTGGTCATTGATTCCTTCAACGTCTATTGCCTCTGTTAGAGGAAAGTCATTGAATGATTGAGTTTTCGTTTCAAAAAGTGATGTGATTTTCATTATTTAACCCGTCTTACCTTGTCGTATAGCTCTTTTCTATCGGTTTGTGTACCATCCCCTTCGGTGTCGTCAGTATTCTCCTGTAGGAGCTTCTTAGACCCATTGGTGGATGATTGTGCTTTCATTCTCTGTATTTCAAGCTGTTCCTTCTTGTGAATAGCGTCCTTGGCCTGATTGAGATACTTTTCTGCTGTCTCATAGGCGCGTAGCTTGTTCTTTGGTTCAATCAGTTCCATGATATCCATCTGATCCTTGTAGGCTTTCAATGCATATTGGATAACATCATTAAGGCCGGGATCATCTGGAACCTTGATTGAGTCGTCATCATCAAGTTCAATTTTATGGTCTGAATCAACCTGAAAAGCGTGGTCCAGTGGGTGATCTCTTTGTGTCATTCGATATACTCCTTTCTTACGATAAAGAACTTCATATCTTTACCCGATTTTTGTTCATACGCAACATACTCTCTTGGGAGGTGTCTGCGTATCATAACCTTATATAGTCCACCGAGGTCTTCCTCACCCTCAAAGACCATAAAGGCAGCACCACTCTTTTCAAGATACTTCTTGGCGAAGTTGATTGCGGTAGAGAAAATCTTCATCGGTGAATCTTCTTTATTGGTTGTCATTTCCCTATTGAAATTGTATCTCATACGCATTGAACCATCAGAATCCTGTTGATAAAAAGAGTAATCGATTCCATCAGGAATATCATCAGCAAGTTGAACACCGAAACTTTGTTCATAGAAATCCCGTTGCACAGGGCCAAGAATCATACGCTGAACATAGATGTAATATGGCTTATTGGAATCGGTGATGAACTTATACTTTGATACCGCACCATTATCACCTTCGTATGAGATTGGGTAGTTTGAATCAAATGCTTCAAAAAGTTGTCTGATCTTCATATTTTGTAACTCATTGTTTTACTGTTATTTATCCTAAACCCGTTTGTGACATGTTATGAAATGGCTTTTCTGACTTAAATAAAGGTATGGAGTATGGCATTCAGACCGTTACTTCATACTAAACTACCAACCACATAAGCTTGGAGAACTCAACAAAATGGGAAAAAGAAAGCAGAAGTTTGAAATCTCACCTAACGAACCAAAAGAAAACATTGTTCAGCTAGGAAAGAGAAAACGATTTCACCCACAGGACTTGGTTTCATTTGCACCAAAAACAGAAAGACAGAAGGAATTCCTACACGCCTATTACTCAGAAACACCAATCATCATCCAAACAGGATGTGCCGGTACAGGTAAAACACTCACCTCTCTATATGCCGCAATGTCGGATGTTGTGAATCGCGATTCTGTCTACGAACGCCTTATCATCATCAGAAGCGCCGTAGAGGCTCGCCAACAGGGTTTCCTACCGGGATCACAGGAAGAGAAGGATGAGCCGTATGAGGAGCCTTACAGGGCCATTCTAGACAGCATCTTCAAGTTCAATGAGTGCTATGATAATCTAAAGTCACTTGGATACGTTGAGTTCCGTACCACGGGCTACCTACGAGGTGTTACCTTTGACAATGCTATTGTTTATATCGATGAGGTTCAGAACATGGACTTTAAGGAAATCGAGACTATCATTTCCCGTCTAGGTGTAAACAGTAAAATCATCCTATCTGGTGATACTAAGCAAAATGATCTATGGAGAAAGAGAGAAACCAGTGGACTTGGTAAACTGAAGAGAGTCTTCGATCAGATGCCAATGGAATCTGTTGCTGATATCGAATATCAGATTGACGATATTGTTCGTAGTGGTCTGGTCAAGGAGTTCATCAGAGCTTGCCACTGTATCGATGATTAGGGTTATTCAATAGCCCATAAAAAGATAAGCCCCTGTTTATTCAGGGGCTTTTTCGTTTAGCTTTTCAATTCTGTCCATCCAATATCGTATTGCATCAAACCTCGCATTACATTCTGCGATAGAGTATTGACCAACAAGATACGCATCAACGAGAGATTCTGTCTTACTCCCCTGTATGGGAGCCTCATCAACAGGCTGAACCATCCACTCATCGGGTGTGACGTACTCTGTCTCTGTCACATAAACGGTCTTAGTCGGTAGTAGACTGCAACCGCTCAAGAAGAGCAGGAGGAATGCTAGAGTCAAGATAATCACTAACTTGAGGATTGTTGTCTTTAAGCTCTTTAATGTCATCCCTCTTCCCCTGTAATGAGTTCTTCTCTGTATTTAGCTGAGAAGAGTACTGTTCAAACGCCTCATTACTGATCTTGATCTTCTCTCTGATATCTTTGATCTCTTGGTTCTGTGATTCGATCACCGAGTTGGCCTGTTCCATTTGGCTTTCAAGAGAACCAATCTCACCATTCATATTGTCGATCTTGTTATTCTGAAACCATAGTAGACCAAAAAGCAGTAGAGTAACTGCCCCTACTGCTATCAGGATATACTTGCCACTAAGAAATCTCTTAAGGAAACCAAACATATCAGATCAGTTGCTCGTATTCATCCCAAATGAAATTGGAAAAGACAGTAGCATTATTAGTACCATCATTGTTGGTGATTCTAACAATGAATCTCTTTTTAATCATAGTTTACGTTCTCTTTGTTTATGCCATAAAATTGACTAGAAAATTTTCTCCGGTTCTAAAGTCATGACCATACTGGTTAATGAATAATCTGTAACGATTCAGTGTTATCAAACCGGGTTGTTTATCATCATCATCAGTAGTGCCAGAATCATTATAACTCTCACTGGTTGTAACATAGCTATAGAGTTTTGGCACTCTAGAAAAGTTTAAGATAACTTCCAAGTCTGCTTCTGCCGTATTTG